GGGGAATAGGGCAGATGGGTGGATTGCTTGTTGGTGAAGAAAACTTTGCACTAATAAAGCCGTGGACATGGCTAGAGGGAGCAGGACAGGCTAGAGACTGGATGGGGGCAAGTTTAGAAAGCCCGATGGAATATGTCAGGGAAGCGGCCAAGTCGATAATGCCTATTTCCGCTCAACAGTTCATTGAGCCAGGAGGTAAACCTACATTAGGAACTGTGGGTGCTGAGCTGATGGGGCTGAGGACATATCCTGTATCACCCGCGGCAGAACGCCGAGACCTTCGGGAGGAATATGCACAGGCTTCAGGGAAAACTTGGCGTGAGCTTGATATACTGGAGAGACGTAAGTTAGAAGCAGAACACCCTGAGTTAGTAGCGCTTAATGCCGAGGTTGAAGCTAAGCAGGCTAAGATGGCAAGGGGAGACCAGGTAAGGTTCGTTGAGTTTAGGACTCAATCCCGGCAATTAGATTTGGATAAAGCGAAGGAACAAGAGCAAATTCAAGCGCAATTTGATGCGGGTGAAATCACTGGTTGGGATTTGAATGAGCGCATTAAAGACGTGGGTAAGAAATATGCTGCAAAGCAAGATTTGCTTAATACCCAGTATGTAGACGTAATAGAGCGCTTTGATGAGTGGCGCAAGGAAAGTTGGGCCGATATGGAAAAGCAAGGCTTGGATGTCCCGCTTCTCAACAAAGCCTTTCAGGAATATGCTGACCTATTATGGAAAGGAGATTTAGAGGATGAGTGGGGTGAGTTCGACTACAAGGAATATAAGAAGAGGCAAGATGCTTGGCGAGCTAAGTATGGAGAGTTGATGTTTCAGAAGGTTCAGCAGGTCTTAAGTGAAACTGAACCACCAATATTTAAAGAAAAACGCAAGGCTGTTGAATTCCTGAAACCTTATTGGGAGATGGGAAATGCAATCTGGGCTCAGCGACCTGGTCTCAGGAGAACAATGGATAGGATTGAGGCTTATGAAAAGAAAGGCGAGATAGACAAAGCAAAAATATTAAGGCAGCAGTACCGGTCTATTGGCCAAGTAGAACGAATTATCCAGGCAAAGAAACAAGCTTTCTTGCTAACCAACAAAGAGGCACGAAGGCTATATGACCTATTCTACAGGCGCTAATATTTGACAATTATGTCAGTTGATGTTATGTTAAATGGAGGTCATAATGGTAGAAGAAACTTTGCAACCCCCTGAAGCTGAACTGGGAGAAGGTGAAATCCTTGCACCAGAGGCGGCAGAGGGTGAGAAAGAGACAGCCTACACTAAAGAGCAGGTAGAAGCTGCGATTGGTCAAGCTCTCAAGGAAGCGAGGGCTATTCAGTCAGGTGAGTCTCGGAGGGCAGAAGCTGCTGAGAAGTCGGCTAGAGATGCCCAGCAACAGCTTCAGAGTGTTCAGGCTTATTATGATAGCCTGCTTCAGAAGCAGTTGGAGAGCATTCCTGACGAGGACAAAGCTACTGCGGAACGGGACTTTTACCGACAGAGGCTTAACCAGATTGAGGCAGAGCAAAGGCAAGCCGAGGCTCTACGGCGGGAGCGAGAGTTTGAAGACTATTTTGACCAGCCATGGATAGAAGTAGCCGATGAACTAGGCATAAAGCTTGACGATCCTCGTATTGATTGGGCTTATGATACCAGAGACTTTGTAGTTCGGAAGAAGCGAAGACTGGCAAGCTTCCGCAAACTTGAACGAGAAATCCTGGAGGATAAGATGAAGACCAATCTGAGTGAGGAAAAGCGCAAGCGTGGCTTCGACCAAACCGAGCCTTCTGGGATTGGAACATCAGGAAGTGATGAGGAATTCTGGAAGGCATGGGGCACGGGAGAGGCTAATGACCGTGCCCGTGCTCGAAAAGTATTTGACAAACTATTGAAAGGAGGATAGCTAGATGGCTGGAAGTGGATGGCAAACTACCTCTTCACTTGCTGAAGCCCTGGATGATGTTAGAAGCTCAGCCAGGACAATCAGAGAAGATGAAGGTGTTATGTCACAGCTCGTGGAGAAGCGGACGCTTGGCAAGAATATAGGCAACACGTGGCAGGAAATCACTGTTGGTCAGCTTGTTGCGCAGGCGGTTACTGAGACCACTGAGCTAGATAATCCGCAGGTGCCAGGCTTAACCCTCCTCCAAATCACGCCAAGTATAGTTGGTTTGGAGACCTTTATCACAGATAAAGTGAAGGAGAGGATAAGCAGGGTAACCTTTGTGGAGCTAGGCAAGGCTGGGCAGTTGGCAATGCAACGTAAAAAGGATGAGGATGGCCTTGCTCTTCTAGCAAGTGGGACAACCACGTGTGAGCCAGGAGCTGGGGCAACTTTAACCAGCGGTTATATTGCTGCTGCTACCTACAACATACTCAGCAATACTACTGAGCCTGGTCATAAGCCACTCCATTGTGTGCTTCATGGCTTTCAGGTAAAGGACCTGTATGATGAGTTAGTTGCTGGAGTAGGCACGGCGGTTGTTACTGAAGGCCCCACAGCTCGTGTTCATGCTGAAGGCTTTACACTACCTATCGCTGGCTGCAAGGTCTATATTGATGGCAACATCACTGTAGATGGTGAAGACGATGCGATTGGTGGTGTCTTTGCAAGCGATGCCTATATCCTGATTCAAGGCAGTGCTGCGAGAATCGTGGACGTCCGTAACGAGAAGCGAGGCGGTGGCGGGAACCATGTCTACCACTACGATGATTATGCTTACGGTGAGCGTAGCAGTGGAAACTGGGCATACCGCATGAAGAGTGACGCTATCGCACCAACTTCGTAGGGTAGATAATGCCTCAGAAACATCAGAGGTCGATACAGAATAGGCAACGAAGATGCCTTGAGGCACAAAGACTTCGATAGTAAAAAAATCAGATAGTGCGAAGAAGACGCCTATCGAAGGAGGAAAACAATGGCTAATGTAGGCCCAACAGGGATAGTTCGCTACGAGGAGAAGCTAGCTGTTGACAATATCAGCACGGCAGCGGCCGATGGTATTGGCTGGCTAACCTCAGCAGATGCTGCCGATACGGCTTTCGCTCGTGCTGTGGCTGCGGGGAAAGGCTTGCATCTTGCTGGTGCTCTTTCGAACGTCGACGACCACATGATTGAGCTCTGCGGGGACAGTCTGATGTTCGCAGGCCAAGAGGGGCATTGTGCGGTTGAGTTGCTGATAGCGTTTGATGTCATCACTGACCTGGCATTCAACTTCGGCTTCAATGATGCCGTCCTGGAGACCAGCAACACTTTGCCCTGTGAGTTGGCAGCGAAAACATGGGTAACCAATGCTTCTACATTCGCTGGTCTCGTCTTTGATGTAGACGCTACCGACGATGAGCTTCATGTCATGTGGGTAGATGATGACAATGATAGCGCAGAGGCAATAGCTAACCTTCGTATGAAGGGGATAGCACCCACCGCTGGAAAGTGGTTGTTCATGCGGGTCTCACTGCAAGACCGGGGTTCAGGCAAAGGTCTCCGAGCGACATTCCTTGTAGTTGACCACAACGGCAGGAGTGTGGAGAAGACCTTCAACATGACCGTTGATAGGGATTGCCCTCTCTGCTGGTATCTCGGCGTTGAGAACCGAGCTGCTACTGCTCACAATGTCTATATCAAGGGCATTGCGTGGGAGCAGAGCATAAGCGACCTGTAATCGGTATTTCGCCTTGGGGATAGGGCGAGTGAAATACTATCCCCGACCTTTATCAACTGCGGAGTTATCCGCTAAAGGAGGTTTAACATGGCAACTTCAGTAAAATACAGTGGCTGGAAAAGGACATCAGGGCAGACTTACATCAGTGCCTTCAATTTAGGCATTGAGAGTTTACGACTAGTTGGGCGTGACCTTCAACCGCTTGGTCATATCACAATGGCAGATGCTAAGAACATAATTGTGAATACTACCACTGGGACTAAAATAGGCACAGCAACTGGTCAGAAGATTGGTTTCTGGAATGCTACGCCTGTCGTGCAGCAAGCCCATATTGCTGACCCTTCAGCTGGAACCACAGTAGATGCAGAAGCACGAACGGCAATAAACGCAATCAATGCCCTTTGTGCTACTTTAGGTTTAACAGCAGCGAGCTAGAATGGATGTTTCTGCTGACCAGCTACTCCAGATAATTGGGGCAGAGCATGTTAAGGTTGTTCTGCTTGAACAGGAGGTGCTTCAGTTAAAGCACCTCCTTGAGCAGACCAAAAAGGAGCTTGTTGAGACATTACAAGCAGATGAGTCAGTTAATTCCTGTGACACAGACAATTCTCGGGGACGAGAAAGCTTGGGCATTATTTGAGGTGCACGAGCAATCTCCAGGTTCCAGGGGCTTCCATCGCTACCAGATTATTTATGTCAACCGTGATGGGAA